AGAAATATGACAAGTCTGATATGAAGAAGAGCATGCAGAAACAGTATGGTAAAGAAGAGGGTAAGAAAGTTTACTTTGCAACTATTCGCAAACAGGCCATGGAAGGTGTCGAAGATGATAAATATAATGTAAGCGAAGAAGGTCTTCGTGATTGGTTTGGTAAATCAAGTGGTACAACCAAATCTGGGCGTAAGGTAAGAGGATGGGTTCAAGTTGGTGGTAAGTATGATGGGAAACCATGTGCAAGACAACCTGGCCAGAAATCAACTCCTAAATGTGTGTCATCTGCAAAGAGAAGATCGATGAGTGATAAGGAAAGAGATAGTGCTGCAAGAAGAAAGAGAGCTGCTGATCCAAATCAACCACAGAAGTCAGGTGCAGCAAAACCAACAAACGTTTCTACAGATCCTAAGAAGAAAATGAAAGAATCATTCGTTAACGAAGCCAAAGACAAGAAAGGTAAGGGTAGTGGTACAAAAGATGCCTGTTATCATAAGGTCAAGTCAAGATACTCTGTATGGCCAAGTGCATATGCATCTGGTGCTTTAGTTAAGTGTCGTAAGGTTGGTGCAGCAAACTGGGGTAACAAATCAAAGAACGAAGGATTCTCACCAATGCAAGTTTCAGCACTTGAAGCTGCTGGTATGATTGAGATCAAAGAAGGTCAGAAGTGTTGGAAAGGATATGAGAAGAAGGGAACTAAGATGATGTTTGGTAAGAGATATAATAACTGTGTGAAAAAGAAGTCAACCAAAGAAGAAGTTGAATACACTAATGAGGGTGTTACTTTTTTAAAGAAAGAGAAGGAAAAAAAAAAATCTAGCTCAGAATATCTAACTCAAAGAGATGCTGGTAAATTAGCAAAAAAGAAAATGGCTAAGAAAGACCAAGAAAAGGTCAACTTCTTAGAGCCTGAAGAAACTAATGAATCAAAAACTCGCCTTGTAAAAAACGGTCACACATATAAAGTTGTATTGACTTGGAGAGGTAAAACTTACATGGTGCAGATGTTTGTTCCATCTGTAACTAGACCAACTCGTCAACAGATAGAAAAAGAAGTTCAAAAACTATATCCTGATGCAAAGGTAATGTCATTTTTACCTAGAGATCTTGAACCAGGCGAACCTACCGTGATGATGGGTGAAGAACAAAACTCAGAAATTAATAAAAAAATTAAAAATATAAAAGATGATCCTAGATTAAAGAAAATTGAAAAAGATCCTCAAGGGTCAGAAATAAAAAGTAAGATTGAAAAGGAAACTGGAACTAATATAAGACCTTTTACTGAGGGTAAAAAGGTTGAGAGAGATGAGTATGGTGACATAGTTGGTGGCCCTAAGATATCTAAAAAAGATAAAAAGAAAAATCTTGCAAAGAATGAAAAGGATGAACAACACACCACAACAACATCTGAGGAGTATGTCGCTGAAGATGACATGAAAGGTATGAGTGTCAAGTCTGGACACAAGAGACCTACAAAGAGTGGTGCTGGAATGACACAGAAAGGTGTTGAGGCATATCGTCGCAGAAACCCAGGCTCTAAGTTAAAGACTGCTGTAACTGGTAAAGTCAAAAAGGGATCTAAGGATGCAAAGAGAAGAAAGAGTTATTGTGCAAGAAGTGCTGGACAAATGAAGAAGTTTCCAAAGGCCGCAAAAGATCCGAATAGTAGGTTGAGACAAGCACGAAGACGCTGGAAGTGTTAATTTTATTTTAATTTATTATGTCTGATACTGTATATCTTGGTAATCCCAATCTAAAGAAAGCTAATGTAAAAGTTGAATTTACTCAAGAAAATATTGAGGAGTTCATCAAGTGTAAGGATAATCCTGTTTACTTTGCAAAAAACTATATCAAGATTGTTTCTCTTGATGAGGGTTTAGTTAATTTTAATCTATATCCATTTCAAGAAAAGTTAATTAATAATTTTCATCACGAAAGATTTAATATCTGTAAGATGCCTCGACAGACTGGTAAGTCTACAACTGTGGTATCTTATTTGTTGCATTATGCTGTATTTAATGATAATGTAAATATAGCAATACTTGCAAACAAGGCATCAACTGCTCGTGATCTTTTAGGTAGATTACAACTTGCATATGAAAATTTACCTTCATGGATGCAACAGGGTGTTCTTGTTTGGAACAAAGGTTCTCTGGAGTTAGAAAATGGATCAAAGATTCTCGCTGCGTCTACATCTGCATCTGCTGTCCGTGGTGGATCCTATAATGTCATCTTTCTTGACGAGTTCGCTTTTATCCCGAATCACATTGCTGACCAATTCTTTGCATCTGTTTATCCTACTATCTCTTCTGGTCAACGAACAAAAGTCATAGTTGTATCTACACCACATGGTATGAATCACTTCTACCGAATGTGGCATGATGCTGAGAGAGATAAGAATGAATATGTGCCAACGGAAGTTCATTGGTCTGAAGTGCCAGGCAGAGATTCAGTTTGGAAAGAACAAACGATTGCAAACACATCGGAACAACAGTTTCGTGTTTAGTTTGAGTGTGAGTTTCTAGGTTCTGTTGACACTCTGATTAGTTCTGCGAAATTAAAATCATTAGTGTATGATGAACCAATTAAGAGTAATCGTGGATTAGATATCTATTTTGAACCAATTAAGAATCATGATTATGCAATCACAGTTGACGTGGCTCGTGGTGTGGGTATTGACTACTCTGCATTTGTAATTACTGATATCACATCATTTCCACATAAGGTGATTGGTAAGTATAAAAACAATGAGATAAAACCAATGTTGTTTCCTAGTATTATTGTAGATATTGCAAAGGCATACAACAATGCTTTTATTTTATGTGAGGTAAATGATATTGGAGACCAAGTTGCAAGTATCATACAATATGATCTGGAGTATGATAACCTTTTATTATGTTCAATGAGAGGTCGTGCTGGTCAAATAGTTGGACAAGGATTCTCAGGTAAGAAAACACAACTTGGAGTTAAGATGTCCAAGACTGTAAAGAAGGTTGGATGTTCTAACTTAAAGACATTGATAGAAGATGAAAAGATAATATTCAATGATTATGATATTATATCTGAACTTACTACATTCATACAGAAACACAATTCATTTGAAGCAGAAGAGGGATGTAATGATGACCTTGCCATGTGTCTTGTCATATATGCATGGTTAGTTCAACAAGAATATTTTAAAGAACTTACAGACCAAGATGTAAGAAAAAGAATCTATGAAGATCAGAGAGACCAAATTGAACAAGACATGTCACCATTTGGATTTATTGTTGATGGAAGAGATGATGAGAGTTTTGTTGATGGTGAGGGAGATAGATGGTATGCTGATGAGTATGGTGATAGGTCTTACATGTGGGATTACAGATGAACATTGAAGACCAGTTTGGACTAGAACATTTACTCTTTGAACAGAGAAAATGTAAAATATGTGGTGAAATGAAGGAACTGATTAATGACTTTTATAAAACTAGAAAAGACAGGGGAAATGTGCCTTCAGCTTACGCATATGAGTGTAAAAGATGTTCAATAAAGAGAGTTTCTCAGGGAAGAAGAAAAAAAGAAAAAGTAGACATTTATCCCGATTGGTAGTGTTCACGTCATGTTTCCCCATTTAGAGAGGTAGCATTTCATAAATAAATTTAGTAAAACAACGTGGAACTTCGGAGAAAAACATGGCTGGCATAGGTTTAGTATCTCCAGGCGTTAAGGTTAGGGAAGTTGACCTTACGGTTGGTAGAATTGACTCCATAAGTGATCAGACAGGTGCGATAGTAGGCCCCTTTGAAAGAGGCCCTGTCCTAGAACCTTTGCTTATTGAAAATGAGCAAGATATGATCGATCTTTTTGGAAAACCAAAATCAAACGATAGACAATATGAGTATTGGTACACTGCATCAAACTATCTACAGTATGGTGGTGTATTAAGAGTCGTTAGAGCAGATGGTGCTAATTTAAATAACGCAAACGTGGGTGGAATGCCTACAACACATCCAACTGGTATTGGATCAACTTCAAGTCTTAAAATTAAATCTTTCGATGATTATCAAAATAATTACGAAGATGCTGTTACATACAGATTAGCTGCAAGAAACCCAGGCAGTTATGCAAACGGAATGAAGGTTGCATACATTGATGGTGCTGCAGATCAACAACTTCATGTTACACCTCATGTAGTTGCAAACGTTAGCGTTGGTATGGGTGTTACACAACCTCTCAGTGGAACAATCGTTGGCCCAGGCACAACATCAACCGCAGATGGATATCTTCAAGGTATTGTTACTGGTATTGTTGCAAGCACAGTTGATGTTAAAGTTACCAATCGTGTTTCTGCTGCTGGAACAATTTTCCCAGTGAGTTATACAGAAGATGGAATCTTTGCATTTACAACAGGAACAAAGACAAGTAACACATTACCTGGCCCTGGCGTTCTATTTTCAAGTAGTTCTTCAACTATTGCAAACCCTGATGCTGGTATTTCAACTTGTGCAACAGTCTTTCAAGTTGATGACTGGTATGATAATCAGTTCATTCAATTAAAGAATGGTGCGTTACAGTGGAAAGAGATTGCTGAAAAACCAGGCACTAGTGGATATGCTGCTGCAAG